AGAACAGACCTAGTAGCAGACAGTTGGTTCTCACCAGCAGGTCTTAACAGAGGTATTGTTAGAGGCGCAGTTAAATTAGCATTTAATCCACAAAAATCTCATAGAGATGAGTTATACAGAGCTAGAGTAAATCCTGTGGCAACATTCCCAGGACAAGGAACTGTATTATTCGGAGATAAAACTGGACTATCTGCTCCTTCAGCATTTGATAGAATCAATGTTAGAAGACTGTTCATCACTTTAGAGAAGGCAATCTCAACTGCTTCTAAATTCCAACTCTTTGAATTCAATGATGAGTTTACAAGAGCAAACTTTAGAAACATTGTAGAGCCTTTCCTAAGAGAAGTACAAGGTAGACGAGGTATTACAGACTTCTTAGTAGTCTGTGATGAAACTAATAACACAGGTGAAGTAATTGATAGAAATGAATTCATAGCAGAAATCTTTGTGAAACCTGCTAGAAGCATTAACTTCATTACTTTACAATTTATCGCAACACGAACTGGCGTCTCTTTTGACGAAGTTGCAGGTTAAGGTAGAGGAGAGATAAAATGGCAAACATTAACGACTTCAAAGCTAAACTTGCAGGCGGTGGCGCAAGAGCCAATCAGTTTAAGGTAACAATGCCTTTTCCTGGTTACTCGCAAGTTGGTGGAGAGATAGAAGAGTTAGCATTCTTATGTAAAACTACGCAGTTACCAGCAATGACAATACCGTCATTTCCGGTACCTTTCAGAGGTAGACAAATTAAGATTGCTGGCGATAGAACATACGCTGATTGGACAATTACGGTTATCAATGACACTAATTTCAAATTAAGAAACGCATTTGAAAGATGGTCAAATGGTATTAACAATGCGACAGACGGTGAAGGATTAACAAATCCTGCTGACTATCAAGTTGACGCTTTTGTTGACCAGTTAGATAGAAACGGTGCAACGATTAAGTCTTACACTTTAAGAGGTGTATTCCCGACTGAAATCGCTGCTATTGAGTTGGACTATGGTACGAATGACCAAATTGAAGAATTTGGTGTAACATTCTCGTACCAATACTTTGAAAGTAACACTACTACATAGTATATAAATATATTGTAGTAAATACAAAGGAATAATATTATGGCTGAATTATTTGGATTTTCTATCACTCGTCTTAAAAAGACAGCGGATCCAAAACAAAGCTTTACACAACCACAGGCGGATGATGGCACACAAACCATCGCCGCCGGTGGATATTTTGGTCAGTACCTCGATATGGAGGGACAGGCCAAAACAGAGCAAGACCTAATCCGAAGATACAGAGAAATAGCATTACACCCCGAATGTGACATGGCAATTGAAGATATTGTCAATGAAGCAATCGTGGCTAATGAATTGAAGGATGCTATTAGATTAAAATTGGATGAAGTGCCTTTTGGTAAAGATGTTAGACGAAAGATAGAAGATGAGTTTAAAGAAGTATTAAGGTTAATGAACTTTAATACAAAAGGTCACGACATATTTAGAAGATGGTATGTTGATGGCAGAGTTTACTATCATAAAGTAATTGATAGAGAGTCGCCAAGAAAAGGTATCACAGAGTTAAGATACATTGACCCTAGAAAAATTAAAAAAGTTAGAGAAGTAAGAAAGAAAAGACCTGACGGTCCTACACCACATGGTCTATCTATCATTGACGAATACGAAGAATACTATTTGTTCAATGAAAAAGGAATTGCCGGCACAACATCTGGTGGTATTAAGATTGCACCAGATACAATTTCGTTTGTGCCATCAGGATTAATTGACCAAAATAAAAATATGGTCTTGTCTTATTTACATAAGGCTATTAAACCTGTAAATCAATTAAGAATGATTGAAGACGCTACAGTAATTTATAGAATTGCTAGAGCGCCTGAAAGAAGAATATTTAAGATTGATGTTGGTAATTTACCAAAAGTAAAAGCTGAACAATACCTAAGAGATGTTATGGCAAGATATAGAAATAAACTTGTCTATGACGCACAAACAGGTGAAATCAGAGATGACAGAAACTATATGTCTATGTTAGAAGACTTTTGGTTACCAAGCAGAGAAGGTGGTAGAGGTACAGATATTACTACATTACCTGGCGGACAAAATCTTGGAGAAATATCTGACATTGAATACTTTAGAAGTAAACTATATCGTTCATTGAATGTACCAGCAAGTAGATTAGAAGCGAGTCAAGGTTTCAATCTAGGTAGAAGTACCGAGATTACTAGAGACGAACTTAAATTTACAAAGTTTGTACAAAGGTTGAGAAAAAAGTTTACAGAGTTATTTAATGACATTTTAAGAACACAATTAATATTAAAAGCTGTTATCACGGAAGAAGACTGGCATATTCTAAGAGATTTTGTTCAGTATGACTTTTTGCAAGATGGACACTTTGCTGAACTTAAAGAAAGTGAAATGCTTTTAGAAAGATTAAGATTAGCAAATGAAGTGAGAGATTATGTTGGTAAATATTATTCAGTACAGTATGTTAGAAAAGCCATACTTAAACAATCTGATAGAGATATTGAAGACATTGATAATCAAATTAAAAAAGAAATTGATGACGGCATTATATCAGCACCTACGGAAGATATTCCAGGTTCTGGTGGAAACTTATAGGAGATAAAAAATGAGTGAACATATTAAAAAATTTGTTGACGACTTATCAGTCGGTAATAATGCAGAAGCAGGAGAAGCTTTTAAAGACGCTTTAAGAGCTAAAGTTGCAGACAGTTTAGACCAGGCTAGAGTTGATATTGCAGGTAAAATTTTTAGTGATGTTGAACCACAACCGTTCAGCGACCCTAAACCAGCAGTAACAGACCCTAATCCTGAAACAGCTGTGGTAATTGACACACAAGGTCAAGAGGTACAATTCGAGCCAAACGGTAACGAACAACCTACACCTGAAGCTGAAGTACCAGAGGCACCGGCAAATGATGAAAGTCAACCAACTACTTAAACCAAATGTAGTTAACACTACAGCATTTAATAGTTTACCACCTAAACATAGAGATGTGGTAAATGATTTTTATAAAGTTGTAGAGTTAGAAAAAGGAAATGTAGTTGATAGAGTTGAAGCAGCCATAGATGTGGTTGCCGATAAACACAATGTAAGTACAGAGATTATGTACAACTACATTGACAAGGAAACAGGAGAGTAATATGGCGTGGGTAACAGTACCAAATTCAGATAACATTTGGCAATATGAAAACACTGCTACTGTGTCTGACACTTATCCTGATTCAGCTGATGGTGCAAACTCAACTGTATCAGGTGGTATTAGAACTTATACTAAACCGGGAACAAGTGATACAGTAGAAGTTTATATGCAAACCAGAAAAACTGGTGAAACAAAAGAGCGTGGCGAGTTATCAAAAACTTATTATGACAATCAGTAGTACAAATTTAGTAGATGATGGTTTTAAAGTAATTAATAAAATTACTGGTGCTCGTAACGAAAACGAAAAGTTGATTGAGTTAGATAACTTAAAAGGTTCAACTAACGAATCAGAAATATCAATTGCAAATGCTTATTATGAAATAGAAGGCACAGGCACGGTAACTTTGCAGTTTGATAATGACAAACAATTTATTATGAGAGGTATAGACAATTATGGTCTAAAACCTACAGAAACAAAAATAAAAGGAACAGGCGACATTACAATTACAACTGATACAAATGTAGATAAGTTTAGTTTAATGTTAGAATGTCATAAAGAAACAGGATTTAGTAATGGCTGATATAGTAACAACACAAACAATTTCTGATACCTCTGGTGTAAAGTTTGTTTCTAAACTCACAAACTTTTCAGATGGTACTGGAGAAACACAAGTAAAGAAGATTGACGCTTCAGAGGTCACTTTTATGACCGAAGATGGTAATAGAAAAATTGCAAAAATATGGTACTCAATTAACACTGCTAATAGTAAATCAGCAGTTGAATTGATATGGGACGGAGAAACAAACGCAACCGCTATGTTATTAAGTGGTAATGGTTATTGGGATTTAAGAACAGCAGGTGATGAGATTACAAATAATGCTACTACACCTACAGGAGATGTTCTATTATCGACTAAAAACTTTGCAAATGGCGACAATTATACAATTATTATTGAGTTTAGGTAATAAAAACATATAAATAGTTTGTACGAGAGAGAAAACACATGAAGTTAATATCGGAAGAAATTCAACAGGCAGAATATATCGTTGAGGAAGTCAGCGGTAAAAAGAACTACAAGATTCGTGGTGTCTTTCTACAATCAGATATCAAAAATAGAAATGGTAGAATTTATGAAAATGATATCTTATCAAAAGAGGTAGATAGATACTCAAAAGAATTCATTGATAAAAAGAGAGCATTCGGTGAACTAGGCCATCCAGATGGTCCTACAGTAAATTTAGAGAGAGTGTCACATATGATTACATCTCTAAAAGCAGAAGGCAAAAATTTTATTGGTGAAGCTAAAATCATGGACACACCATACGGTAAGATTGTAAAAGGTCTTATTGATGAAGGCGCTCAATTAGGAGTATCTTCAAGAGGTATGGGTTCCTTGGTTACCAAAGGTGGTGCTAACTATGTAGGAAAAGATTTCTACTTAGCTACTGCTGCCGACATTGTTGCAGACCCTAGCGCTCCAGACGCTTTCGTTGAAGGTATCATGGAGGGTAAAGAGTGGATTTGGGACAATGGACAAATAAAAGCAAAAGATATTGAAGAATATAAAGAGTATATTGAGAGAGCAAAATCTATTCAATTAGCAGAAGCTAAAGTGAATATATTTAAAAACTTTCTTGAAAAACTTTAATATTATAAATATATTATAATTAAAGAGAAAATTACTAGTAATTTTTAAAAAGGAGATTTCTCAAATGGCCGATACAGAAAAAAAGTTAGAGGCGTTAGAGCAAGAAGCAGTTGCTGAGGCGAATGCCCAAGCGGATGCTCCTAAGAAAAATGCTGTAGCGGCTGAGCCGAACCATCTGAAAAATGATGCGGAAGATTTAGGCGCAGCTGTAGTTAAACCAACTGACAGCAATCCTGACGCAACTAAAAAAGTAAAACAAGTTTCTGGACAAGCTCCTCAAAAATCACAAGGTAGTGCTGACCCAATGCCAAAATTATCAGGTCACAATACTAAGTTAGAGGGTGCAGAAGCTGAAGAAGGTTCGGAAGAAATCAAAGAAGGCGAAATGCCTAAAGCTGCTTTAGACGCATTGAAAAAACATAAAGAAAAATCTGAAGACAAAGACGCTGAAGATAAGAAAGATGTTAAAGATGTGAAAGAAGAAGATATGCCAAAAGATGATGAAAAGAAAACAGTTAAAGCTGGTTACATGAAATCATCTTACAAGATGAAAAAAGAAGAAGTTGATGAGCATATGGACGCTTTAGTCGCTGGACAAGATGACTTATCCGAAGAATTTAAAACTAAAGCTGCAACTGTTTTTGAATCAGCAGTAAACTCTAAAGTAAAAGAGATTGCTGAACAAATGGAAGCAGATGTTCAAACTAATTACGAGCAAGACATTGCAGAAGCAAAAGAAGCCCTAACTGAAAAAGTTGACAGTTACCTATCATATGTCGTTGAAGAGTGGATGAAAGAAAACGAAATCGCTCTTGAAAGAGGTATTAAAGGTGAAATCGCTGAAGACTTTATCACAGGTCTTAAAAAACTTTTTGCTGAGCATTACATTGATGTTCCAGATGAAAGATACAATGTGCTTGAAGACCAAGCAGCTAAAATTGAATCTTTAGAAAAGAAACTCAATGAGCAAATTGAAAAGAATGTAGAGTTAAATAAAGAAAATGCAGTTAAGTCAAGAAAAGAAATCATGGCTGAAGTTGCTTCTGATTTAGCAGATACATCAAAAGAAAAGTTTGCTAAACTTGCTGAAGAAATTGAATGGTCTGACGCAGACTCTTTCAAGTCAAAATGTGAAACTATTAAAGAATCATACTTTGGTGTTAAGAAAGAAGAAGTGAAAGACGAATTACATGATGTGGCGGCTGGCGATGAAGCTTCTAACGAAGATTTATCGAAAGCTATGGCTGCTTACACTGCCGCTATAAGCAAAACAAAAGATATTAAAATATCTTAGTTAAAACGGAAAAAGGGAGAAAATTAAAATGTACTTATCCGAAACACACGAAAAAAAATGGCAGCCTGTGTTAGAGCATCCTGATTTACCAGAAATCAAGGACTCTTACAGACGAGCCGTTACATCAGTTATCTTGGAAAACCAAGAAAGAGCTGCTAAGGAAGACCAAGCCTTCTTGAGCGAAGCTGCGCCTACAAACGCAACTGGTTCATCTATTGCAAATTGGGATCCAATCCTTATTTCATTAGTAAGAAGAGCAATGCCTAACCTTATCGCTTACGATATTGCTGGTGTTCAACCAATGACTGGTCCAACTGGACTATCTT